TGGCAATAAAAATAGGTCTGGGCTTTATCCCAAACCTGAATGCGCTTGACCTTCTGACCATCCTTGCCAAGCTTTTCCACGTACCAGTAAATAACATAGGCGCAATGGTCATCAGTTTCGTTTTCGTTTACCTCAACAACACCCATGCTGTCAGCCCATTTGAAAGCCGTCTTGTATTCTGCGTTCTTATAGGCGTACATGGTATCGGTTCCCTTGATAACAGCCCCGGTTACCATTTCTTCAAATTCAGCCCGGAAGTCCTCATTTTCGTTGAAGTACTCATCAAGATACTGCTGAAGCTCCGGGATATCAGACCTCAGAAAGCCGTCCTCACTGGACAGTTCAAACTGCACAAGCTGATCCACAATCTCCGTGAAGAAAGGATGGGAAATGCGGATGTTGCTTTTAAATTTATCCTCTTGCAGCTTTCCTTCAGAATCAAAGTAAAACATACGATAATTCTTGATATCGTGGTCTGCTTCGTAGTATCTTACGCCAACCTTTGCCTGCCGTTTCTTTTCGCTGGACAGGTCACGGTCAATAGCCTGTCTGATTTCGTCAATCGTAAGCATCTATTCACCCCCTTACGGAACAAAAGCGATCCAGCGCACAGGCACATTGCCCTGCGTTGGTCTGTATGCGTTAATAGTAAATCCCGTTGCGCTGATACCGCTGGGCGCACAACTGCCGCCCTTGAGTACAGCACTTGCATTGGTATTAAGGCAAACAACAACGGCAGGAGTGGACGCAAACGCCTTATGGAACGTAACAGTCTGCGTTGCCACAGCATCCGATTCCACCGCTACACTTGCCGTGCCAGTTTGGAATTTGTTTTCCAACTCAGCAACATTGTTTTCCAACGCATCAATATCGCTATCCACAACGCCATGCACGATGGTTTCAATGCTGGTATCATCAAGCCCAATGTTTGCCCTTGCCTGCGTCTTTTCGCTGGCACTCAGGGTCTGTGCCACAGTACGCACGGCATGAAGGGCAACATCACCATCACCACCGGGCTGCAAGCCATCAACCGTGCTGACGCTACCAGCACCCGGCACACCACGCCAGTTGGTTTTGTATACCCAAAGGGCAGTAGCTGCATTGCCGCCCGTGGTGCATTCATAGATGTTTCCAGCGTTTGCGTCATCTGTGCCTGTGTTGGCGTACAGATCACCCACAAGGGCGTTTTCAATGCCCGTGGCGTATGCGGTAGGGGTGACGCTTGTTCCTGTGATAGCTGTGCCGTTGTGGAAGGTTGTACCCTTGTCACCCTTGGGGATTCCGAAGCGGATCTGAATGCCCCTGTTGCCGTTCCTGCCCTTTGTAACGGTCGCTTCCTCGCCCGGTTCCAGCGTATCGGCAACAACGGTCATATTCTCAATGCTGGTTGCTGCTGCATTGGCTGCATCTGTGGCAGCTTCCACCGCATCAATAGCGGCATAGATTTCTTCCAGTGACGGAATAACGTGGTCATTATCAATAACGCTATCCGTTCTGGTCTGCAACACATGACCGTCAAAAATGGCAACAGTACGGCTTACGCCGTCATGGGTAAGCTTCAGCGCAAGACTATAGCCGCCAGGATACCTGTAGCATTCTTCCTTCAGGTTCACATAGGCCTGATTGCTATTTGCTGTGCCTGGAATCGTAGATGTTTCTTGGCTGGGGCGAATAAAGTACGCAGAAACCGTGCATCCTGTCAGATCCACAGCAACGCCATCTTCAAACACATCCACGCCAAAGCGGTCTGCCTTGATGTCATCTTCACCGATGTTGCCGCCCCTGAAGCGTTTCAGGCCGTCGTTGATGTCGATCTTTTCAAAGTGTTCCTTATAAATCTTGTCCATGCTTGCACCGCCTTAAATAAGCCATTTCTTTTCCACGATGTACTGTTCCAATGCATAGCGCATTGCGTCCATCAGGTGGTTGAAGTCATCAATAGGCACATTCAGCTTGTTGCCGAATTTGTCTTTATCCCATGTATAGTTGCTGATTTCCGTCAGGAAGTTGGTACACCGTGGATGGATGATAATTTCAAGGTCTTGTATCCATTGGATACCGTTCTGTATGCTGTCCTTGCCCTTCTTAGCAGCTTTCACCCTCAAGCCAAGCGTTTTCAATTCGTCAATGCTCTTGGGTTCTGCGCTGTCTGCTGTGATGCGTTCCTTGCCATAACCCAATGCCTTTACGGTATCGGCAATTGCTTTGTTGCTCATGCCTTTCTGATACATTTCATCGAACACATACAGCCGCTTGTTTGCCTTGTCCAAAAGCCCACAAAACAGGGTGGAAGGGTCGTTGGTATAACCGAAGTCCATACCAAACGCAGAAACCACATCCGCTTGTCTGCGAATGTGGTCAATGTCAAAGGCTTCTTCCTTCCAGTTTTCGTACACAAGACCGTCCACGATACCCCAGCCACCCAAGCCAGCAACGGCATAGCGGCGGGGATTTCGGGCTTTCATGTCATTAAACATCCTGATGTCTGATTCATCCAGCCATTCGTTGCACATATAGTTGGTGGTCATAGCAAGGATATCCGGGGATGGTTCGGCATCAAAGAAACGCTTTTTCAGCCAATGGTGTTCGTTCCACGGGTTGAAAGTGATCGTCCATTGCTTAAACAGTCCGTCCGGCACTTCACCACGGATGGATTCATCAAGCATATTGAAATCATCTTCGTTCATGACTTCATATGCTTCTTCAAGCCATGCCCAGCACAGACAGCCCACATCAACCGTGATTGATGTGACCTTCAGCGGGTCATCCAATCCACGGAAGTAAATTTTCTGTCCTGTGGGCTTATATGTGGCTTCCAAGGGGTTTACTTTGAAATCCCAATGAGCATCCACACCCAGCCGATGCACAGCCCATTTAAGCTCCGTATAGCAGCTATCTTTCAAAGTGCGGTATGTTTTGCGGATTACAAGCACGTTCGCCTGTGGGTACTTCATCACGTTATAGATAAACCAAAGGGCAGTCGTTTTACTTTTCTTGCTGGCACGACTGCCCTTGCATACTCTGTAACGACCCTTAAACCGCCAAAACGTACCATAAGACCCGCCAACCACATCAGGCAGCGATATTCTGCGCACATTATCAGTCAACAAGCTGATCTTCCCCTTCGAACATGACAGGAACGTTCATGTCCACCTCATGGGTTTCAACAGGCTTATTGCCCGATGTATCACGCACAAAAATAGCTGCTGTGGTATCGCCCTTCAACGCCTTTTGGATTTGAGCAATCATCATTGCGTCCTGTACCGTGATATTCTTGCCCTTGAGTGCAGCAAAGTTTTTGATGTCCTCAATGTTTACCCCTTTGCCGCTCTTAATGGGCATATCAAGCAGGATTTCAAGCCGTTCACGCATGGCTTTCCGTTCCTTTTTGGCTTTTGCGGATGCGATGCCGCCACGCCTGCCCAGTTCGGCACGTTCTTCAGGGGTTTTTTTATCAAATTGTGTGTTTTCCCGGTTCGGTACATCTGCCATGCTTTCACCGCCTTTCTAAGCCGTTTTTAACCGCTTGTACACCGCTGCCGGATAGAAGGGTCAGCCCTTCTTTGCACGGCTCTTGGTGGGCTTATTTACGGTCTTTTTGACCTCACATCCACTTCCCGCCTTTGCTTCCTGCGCCACGACCACCGAAAAATTGCAAATCCAGCCTAATCATTTTGCCTTCTTCATCCTTTCCGTTACTGTGTTCGCAAAATACAGCACGTTGATATTGCCGTAATCAAAATCAACCTTACCGCCATAAACAAGCAGGGTTTTGGGGTGCTTGCGCCGGATGAGTTCGGCTACACCATCCCTCCATATCTGCATGGCTTCCGGGCTGTTCTTAACCCCGACGGTGGAAATGGACAAAACAGCTTTTTCAGGCAATCCATCAAAGCAAAAATTGAACGTTTCACGTTCAGCCCAGCTTACTGTTGGGATAACGGCAAGCCCTGCATCCTGACACATCTGCCCAATCAGCCGTGACCGAAACACATTCCAAATTTTCATTGCATACGGCATATCCATATAAAGCGAAAAATCAGGTGTTAGAACACAGTCATAGGGTCTAAGCACTTCGATGTATCGTTCAGGGCTTGTCCAAATGCGTTCAAACTGATAATCATCCACATAAAAATGGATACCTACGTTTTTGTCATCGGATGAAAGGGCATAATTAAAGCCAACCAACGAATCGGGAATATGGCTTTCCGCTTCGATGATTGGCATTTGGTATTTGCCCTCTGTTCGATCCAAATCAACAAAGGGCAGGTTATAGGCGTAATCTGTTTGCAAACGTGCGTTCTCTTTCCTTTCCGGCTCTTGCTCTGCTTCTTCTTCGGGTTCATCTTCAAAATCATAATCAAAGTCGAAACCCAATGCTTCAAAGTCCCAATCGGGCAAATCGGCAATTTCGCCGTCCAGCAGGTCAAAGTCCCATTCCGCTTTTTCTGCAACCTTGTTGTCAGCAAGGCGAAAAGCCTTGATTTGTTCTTCCGTCAGGTCATCAGCAATGATGCAGGGGACGGTATCAAGCCTAAGCTGTTTCGCCGCCTTGTACCGGGTGTGACCCGTAACGATAACGCCGTTATGGTCAATCACAATAGGCACTTTGAAGCCAAACTGCCGGATTGATTCAGCTACATAGCCAACAGCTTTTGCGTTGTTCCGTGGGTTTTTCTCATATGGATGGAGGTCACCCACGCTCCTTTCCACGATATTCATTTGTCTATCACTCCGGGTGTTATTTTAGCGTTTCATTCGGTCATTGGTGCTGCCGAAACGCTATTATTTGTTGTGCTTTATTTAATCCGGCTTCCTGTGCCGCCGTAACGAAATGTGTAATACGTTGATTTTTGTCTTTTGTGTTCCGTGATGCAAATTTCCAACAAAGGCCACTCGCCCTTGGAATTTTGTTCCGAAGACTGATAATGCAAAAAGTGTTCTTTTCTCCTGCCATTATAAGATTCGGTTTTTGTGAAATATTGAAATTCAACGCCTTTTACAGTCACGGTTGCAGGAACACTTATAAAATCACTCGCTGTTCTATTCTCCAAAAATTCACGAACATCTTTGTTGCTGATCTCGTCAACTTTGGTTTTTGTTTGAGAAACATACCCAAAAACGCTTCCGCTTTTCCCTGCGCTCAGACTGCTTGCACCTCTGCCGCCCACACTCATCACCTACAATCATATTTTACTCCAGCCCCCACCCTGCCGGAGGAAATCCCGCCCACTAAAAATGTGCGCTCATCCACTTAAAAACGTTATAGGGTAGCTGTTGCCTTTTTATAGGCAGCAGTCAAATGTACAACCGGGTTGCTCAAGCTGGCAGGCTTAAACTCCTGTGCTTGACCATAGCCGCCATATTCCAGCGCAGCAGCCGTGTTTACGAACAACTTTTCGACCAGCTTTGCACAGCCGTTGGAAGAATCAGCCCTGTAAAAGCTGCTTTTCATGACCATCGGCAAATGAGTATGCCCGTGCAGATAAACATCAGCATCCACGATGGAAGCCATGTCAGCAAGCCGGATAGCCTTTGCGCCTTCCTTCCTGCCGCCACCGCTGCCGTGGGTTGCATAGATGCTGTACCATTGATGCGGGTTTTTATCGTTGTGATAAACCCTGCTCCTGCGCCTGCCGAATCTGAGGAATACAAGAACGCCGTCCGGGTGGTACTTATCTTCAATGCCCAATTCCCGGCATACAAACCGCATCGTATCAATGCCGTCTGTGCGGTAAATCCTCGCTTCATGGTTGCCGCTTGTGGCAGCAATGATTTTGTCCTTGATAGGTTCCAGCATCTTAACAGCAGCTTGAATCTGCTGCATAGGTGAAAGCCGTTCGCTGTAAATATCGCTAACGCTGGTTTTGGTAGCGGTATTCATGATGTCACCGTTGAGGATGCAAACTCCAAACGGATCTTCTTCTACCTGTTTGATCCGCTGTGCAACAACATCGGTACAAGACCGTTCATCGCCAATATGCAGGTCACTCAAGCAGTAAACATTGCAACAATCCCATTCCAGCGGGAAATCAGCCCTTACCGAATGCATTTTGCACCCCCTAACGAATAAATCCAATAGAAAAAGCCCAACGGGTTACCCCGTCAGGCTCTTGTGTATTTTTCAACGCTAACATTATACCACGGAAGTTAGTCCATTTTAGTCCACAGTTTGATGCTTCTGATAAATTTCCCAAAAATGTTCCAATGCTTGACCGTGGATCATAAAAATCTTTGCCCTTTCGTAAGGGATGCGCTTGAATACGTTATTCCAGCTTCTACCGTTGATATAGCGTTCGGTCAGCACAAGCTTTTCCCATTCGTCCTCCATTTCTTCAATCAGCATCAGGCGAACCGTCAGGGCTTCGGAAAGGTTGTTGATAGTACGCTGCAACCGTTCTTCGGTTTCAATGCCCTTGATGATGGCATTTGCCATGCTGTCTTGGCTTGGCGTACTGTTGACCTTATCAGCCGTCAGCCTGCTGGTTGTCCGTGTAGCCGCCGCCCTTATGTACAAAAGCTCATCCTGCAAATCTTCCAGTCGATTTTTCATGGCAGGGTAAGCTGCTAAGTAGACCATAGCCGGGTGTTTCGGCTTGCGGTTTTTCTTTTGCTCCATCATTTGTCCTCCTTTTTGGTGTAATCCTCGCAGCGGTCTTGAAATGGTGAAATGGACACAGGCATCCACTTTGGTAGCAAATGCCACGGAATGTGCTTGTAGTTGCGTTTGCATTTCATGTTCGTGCAATCTTTCGCTGCGCAGAAGGTCATATCACGGTAGGTCATAGTCATTCTCCTTTCGGCTGTTCGGGCAGCTTCTTCAGAGATTTGACAAGGTTCTTTTGGATTTTTTTGCAAATAGCATCTGCTTGCGAATCAGTAATATAGCCGTGAACGTAAAGCATGTTGTAAGCGTAACCGATGTCATCAAACAACTCCGCTTCGTCCCCAAGAGTAAACCCTTGTTCATTTGCCTGTTTTTCGTATGGGTCGCACAATGCCCCATGATGAAACCCAACTGTTTTTCTCATCTGTCATCCTCCTTCCAGTCATCAACATCCCAGCATGCAGGGTATCCAAGCTTTTCGTCATAAGGATTCATGGAGCAATAAACAACAGCTTCCTTCTTGTGGAATGGGCATTTACAGCAGGCATATTTGTTGCAAATTTTCTTTACCTCGACCATTGCCCGTTTGAGTTCATCCGTTGTCATTCTGCATCCTCCTTTTGTAGCAGTCCCACAGCCCAAGCACATCCACAGCAAACGTTGCTGCGCACAGCACATTAAGGGTAAGATTGTCAACGGCAAACAGGTATTTGAGCAGAAGCAGGGCATTCATGATGGCGAAAGCCGCATACAGCTTCATTCCGCACCCTCCTTAAGCACCAACGCAGTCAGCCATTCAATGACATCAGCTTTGTGCGTCAAATCGTCCAATTCTTCTTGCTTGACACCCTGCTTCCTTTCTGCATTGGCAATTGAGATCCTCGTTCTTTTCAGATCCCGGTACAAGTAATCAAGAGCCTGTTCCCATATTGGTTTCATTTACTGTGTCCCCCTTCAAACCATCCGATGAAGTAGACCAGCAGGAGCATCAGCCCGAAAACGATGCTGTCAATCACATCAAAACCCTCCATTCGCCACAACATCATCATAGATAGCCCTGATCTCTGCCGGAGTCGTTTCCAAAAACCGTGCCATATGCCGGATGCTGAACGTACCTGCATATTTAGCAATATATCCACGCTTGCCGCCCTTGCGCAGCACAGCCTTTTGCGTCCTCTCGCTTGGCACAGAGCTTGCTGGTGCGCTCAATACTGGCATGGGGAAATCATCGGGGATGTCGTACACCATGCGCTTTCCACTCATAACCCGCACTGCCGGGACTTTACGTTGCCGCATCCATATCTTGATTTGTTGCGTTGAAACATCCCACTTTTTCCCTGCTTGATAGAGATTCATTCCTTGCCACCTCCGCAGATGAATTCCATTGCATGGGGCAGGGTTTCAACCCACTTGCAGAATTCCCGCCATTCAGGCAGACGATGGCTTTTGCGCTGCCTGTAAATAGTTTTAAGCTGTCGGTAATTGGTGGTCATCCTTGCAGTAAGGCGATAGCCCACAGGCACGTTATACAGTACACGCAGGTAATTTTCGGGTGTAGGGTCTTTTTCGTATCTCTTAATCAGACACTTAAGCAACTCAATGGTATCTTCAAAAACGTATTCATTGCATTGCTCGTCAGGGTCAAGCTTCAAAACCCTGTGCATAGTGCTTTGGCTTGACACGAAGTCCAAAAAATGATACCGTTCGGCTTCCACCCACGCCTTGATGCTCAGGGTAAGGTCAAACTGTACGATGATCCCGGTCAGGAATTGGTCATGCCCCGTCCCCAGCTCGCATCCTGCAAGCTGCTTGACCCTTTCAGTAACTTCATTGGTGCAGCTTTCCGTATCCACAGCCATAGGGTACTTGGATGCAGCCACGCTTTCATCCAAGCCAAAAACCTTGACATTTGCAACCATGTATGTACCTCCTTACAACCCAAACTGTGCCATCATCTGTTCCATACGGCTCCTTGCCGCCTGTTGCCGTCTGCCTGTGCTTGTCACCTTGCAGGGTGTACACATCTCAATCAGGCGGTCATAGATGCGCTTTTTCGTTTTGTCGGTTTCTTCTGCCATTTCCTTCATCGCAAGATTCGTTGTGATGACCAACGGCTTTTTAGCCTTGTACCGGGTGTTGATGATCTCATATACAAGCTCGTTGTTGTACTCCGTCTTGCGCTCTGTACCCACATCATCCAGCACCAGCAGGGGAGCATTTGCCACCATATACAGTACATCTTCCCGGTCTTTGCCAAAATCTTTCGTCATGGCTGCAACCAACTTGGGAATGGTGGTCATTGTAGCAGGGATGCCCTTGTCAATCAGGGCGTTGGCAATGCAAGCTGCCAAGAAGGTCTTACCGCCGCCAACATCACCCCAAAGCATGATGCCTGCGTTGTTTTCCTGCACCCATGCCCAGTTTTCAACATACTTTTTGCAGAAGGGGCTTGCTTTGGTATCCATGCCATCATCAGCGGCAAAGGTACAAGCCTTGTACTGCTCATCGGTCAGACCCTTGTTTCGGTACTGTTGGATCAGCCTGTACTGTTCTTCCCGCCTTCGTGCAGCTTCTTCCGCTTCCTGCTTTTCACGTTCGCAGCGGCACATACAGGGTACTTTGTTCCGGGCGATCAACCCAACAACTTCGAACCAAGTCTGTTTCTTTTCTCCGCACTTGGCACAGATACGCAGACCATCTTCTGTATATCGGTCATCTTCGGCAGCGTTGTCCCGGCTCATCGCCGGGGCAAGCACTCCCAAAATACCGTTCATGTCCATTCGCTTTCCTCCTTACCACGGTACTTGGTCACCGCTGTAATAATCCTCTGTGGTAACCGTTGGCTTCTTCCCACTCTTGGCGTTCAGGTATCCTTCAAACTTTGTGCCGAACAGGGTTTCAGGTCGAAGAAACTTTTCCCATTCCGTACCCATCCAGTCAGCACACTTTTTGTCAATAACGGTCTTGAAGTCCTCAAGGGTAAAGCCCTCTGCTAGCCTTGCGTGAATGCAATCTCTTGTTTTCTTGGTACTGTGCTTGTACTTCGTGCCTGCTTTTTCATTCAGGCATGAAATGACCTTTATGTATATTTCCTTATCCTCTCCTTTCTCTATCTCTAACCTATCCTGTGCTTCCAGTTTGGGTACATCATGTATACATTCTGTATACACATTATTGTCTTTTTCTGTTAGCAGTTTCTTTTCTTCCTGATAGATGGTTGGCTTATATCTGTCTTTTTGGATGTAATTGTGGATTTTCCAATGCTTGATAACCACAATTCCGCTTTCAAAAGGAATGATGAAACGTTTTGCAACGAGCAATTTTAGATCATCATCAGATGCACCAACCATGCGCTGAATTTTCTTGGGATTGTTAATGAAGCCGTCATCATCAGCCCTCATCGAAAGGTGGAAATACAGTGCTTGCGAAGACAACGGCATGTCGAGGAATGCATCACTATCAATGATTGTTTTTGCGAACATTCGTCTTTCAGCCATCCCAATCACCCATGCTGTACCGTTTCACGCTGCAAGGCTCACCCCAACGGTTCTTAACCTTAACCGTACTGCCAACGATAGGAAAGCCCATCCGGCGAAGGTCGGAAATTCGGGATGCCAGCCGCATAACGCCCAAGTCCCTAATAGCTTCAAGCTGCGTAATACCGCCAAATTCGTCCATATACGCAAGGATGCGGTCATTCTGCGTAGGTTTGCTGTGTTGCATCATACATCCCCTTCCTGCCTGTGAAGGCTCTTTTCTGCATCAAAGCCGTCAGGGTATCTTGCCTTCAGCTTTTCAATGTTCATTTCTGCCACTTTTTCAAGTGGGAAGTCAAAAGCTGTGCAAAGCTCCGCAATTCCCCAAAGTAAATCGCCAATTTCTTTCGACAGTGCAGTGAGGTAAAACGAATGCCCTTGGTACATCTTTTGGAACAGGCTGTGTATCTCTCCGCATTCCGCTGCAATCAGGTGTAAAGCGTGATGCCTGAGTTCCGTTTTCGTCAACCCGTTGTTAATCGTCCTCGCTGCCAACTCCTGATATTCATTCAAGCTCATTGCCATTTGTTGCTTCCTCCCTTGCTTTCAAATCGTGTCCGGCTTCCCATTCCCGGTACAGATTGAACCAGTCATTTATAGTCATTGTGACCAAAATTTCAGCATTGTTTTTCTTGTGGAAGACGGCGGGAAGGTTGCCCTTCCCACCAGCTTCCGCATCCCGCTTGGCTTGCGCCATCCAGTCATAAAGCCGCATGGTTTCCTGATGTTTGGCTTCCACATGGATGCCAGGAAGCCCAATCACATCAGATGCATCCCCGGTATTTCCGCAATACTGAGCCGTTCGCCGTGCGTCATCATAGCCCTGATCCCGGAACCGGGAAGCAAGCTGCCGTTCAAACCGTGCGCCCTTCTGCTTGCTGTTTACTGCCATATTCGTTATCACCCCCGTAAACGTGGATATACTCCATGCACACCCAGCCAAGCGGGTCACCGCAGTCCCACGGATCGCACACCAACGCCCAGCCATCAAGCGCATCCACAACGTACACATCCTGACCGTCATACAGGTGGCAGATGATTTCCCCGGTAACCGGGGAGGTGCGCACATTCAGCACACCTTCCCGGTTGTTGAGGATAACAAAGGCGGCTTTCGCCGTTTCTGCGCTTGCCCCAGTCACCTGCACCAGTACCAGCAGCGTTACCAACAGCCCCAACAGGATAGCCATCAGCACCAAGAACCGCTTGTTGTCCATCTTAATCATCCTCCAATGCGACCCATTGCGGATCGCCAAAGTCAAGCGTCAATCCCATACGGTCATAAACAGCCTGTATTGCTTCGGGGCTGCTCAACGTGTTGATGATGTAATCCTGCATCTTGCGCAGCACATCACAGCAACGCTTTGCGCCGAATTTGTGCAGGTCACTCATGGCAAGGCAGGTAGCTGCAAAGCACACTTTGTACGTTCCGTCAAGCCCCGCCATTCGCCCCTGCTCAAAGCCGTCCTCATACGCCTTGTCGAGGTCAGCAGGCGTGATCCCGTTGCGCAGCAGCGCATTCATCTGCTGTTCCTTCGTCAGGCGTTTCATCATGCTTGGCTGTTTCTTTTTTTCAGCCCTCCGCTGCGCCCTGTTCATGCTTACTTCCCCTCCGGCTTGTAACCTTCAAGGACAACGTATTCGTCATGTTCGGCGTAAGCACCGCCACAGTTGAGAGTCACACCAAAATTGCCGAATGGTTCAACCACTTGCAAGATGTCATCTTTTTTGTAACCCTCAGTCGTGCAACCTTGCGGATTAACAATCTTCACCCATTCGCCAACTTTGGCGATACGCTTCACTTCCCGCACTTCCGGCTTGGTGGGCTTTTCGTGGCGAATATACCTGTCCGAAACCCACCATCCATGACCCGGCTTTGCATTGCCGTAACAGTCGTGAGCGCCAACGTATTCATCAAATTCCACGCCGATTCGACAAAGGTTAATGTGTTTTTCGTGTTGGATGAAAACAATGCGCCCGTGTTTTCCTGCGTAGCAGCACTTTTCATTTGTAACCACCCGATCCCCGACCCTGAAAACACCTTCCTGCTTCTGTTCCACCTGCTTTTCCTTCCGCTGCCACAGGCGGTCGAAGGCAACATGCGCAGCCATCTTCCAATCGTGCTTGTCCTTGGGATTGCGCTTTGCCGTGGTGGTCTTGACTTCCTTGCCGTTGATAAACATGTATGCCTTGGTGTTATTGCCGTCACAGTCAATGATGATCCGATAGATGGAAGTGAGCTTCATTTTCTTTTCCTCCGATTAATAAATTTAGAAGGGAAGATCCTCATCAAGGACTTCGGTATAGCCAGCAGGTACATTCGCCGGGGCAACCGTGGTATTTGCGCCGCTATTGCTCAGGGGCTTTTCCTTCGGGATGGTGTAACTGCCATCACGCACAGTATCGGCAGAGATTGCCTTGAAGGGACGCACCGCCCAGCCGTGCTTGCCGTTGTAATCCCATTCCTCATTGCGGTACAGGACGCCGATGGTCTTACCCACAAGGCTGTTTTCGTTCCAGTCAAAGGTGTAGCCGGGGTTGGAGCGTTCAAAGGCGGTCACAAAGCCCTTGAAAAGGCTCTTGGTCAACTCATCCTTGTCGCTGCCGTCATCCTTGGGGAGCCATACCCGCATCAGACCACGCCACTTTTTGTCGGCATTGGTGTTGGCTTCGAAATCCTTGTGGTAATACCCGGCGTATTCGCCCTCGGCAATGTCAAACAGCAACGCAAGCTGGGAACCGTAGCTGTTATCCTGCACCCGTACCTGACGCACCTTGCACACATATGCGCCCAAAGGCAGGGGCTTGCGTTCACCCAGTTCCTGCACGTTGTCCCAATTGTTCGGCTTCTTAATCATTGTTTTCGTTCTCCTTTTCATTCATTTCGTAGTAATCACGGATCGCTTCATCCACCATTTTCAAGTCGTTTTCGATTTCTGCCGGGAACATTTCCATCGGGCTTTTTGCCGTAGTGTATCCATCGCTCTGCGTGATGAAAACGTGTTTCTTGCCATCCGTCACGCATTGCAGCACGATGGAGAAAAGACCCTCCAAGGTAAGCTGGTTATCCAGCATCTTTCCCATTGTCTTTGCCTTGATCTTGCCTGTGTTACTGTCCGTTTCCGTGTGGTGCAGGAAGTACACAGTCACATCATCAGGCGTTTGCTGAATCACAAACTGCACAAGGTTGTAAAAGTGCAGCGCAAAGTCCGTGAATTTGTTGAACCCGGTATCCTTCGCCCTTGCGAAGGCTTCAAAGCACATCAGATACTGGCTGTCATCAATCACGAACACCTTGCGATTGCTTTTCTTGATGCCGCTCATGATGGCGTTGTAATCCGATGTGGATTTGCAAGGCAGCTTCTTGCGGAAGGGCAACGGCTTTCCGGCAACGTTGAAGATTCCGACTTCGTCCGGCTCAAAGTTGCGAAGGCTTGCGCTCTTTCCGCTTCCCGATTCACCCAGTACCAGCACAGGGACTCCCATAGGTTTTTCCTCCATTTCCTATGATTATTTGATTTGGATGTTCGTCCGCTCTTCGATCCGGGCATAGGGGATGTCCACGCCATCCTTGATAGCCTGCTTGACAGCCGTTGCATTGACGGTAGGTACGCTGTACTTCAACAGGTCATCGTGACCGTTGCCCATTGCCCATACGCAAAAGCTGTCCATGTCGATGATGTCCAGCCCTTCCGACCTGCGGAAGCTGACGGCAACCTTTGCCGTGGAGAGTTTTTCACCCTGCAAGGCGTTGGTCAGCCACTTACTAAGGCTTTCCACCTTCTTTTCCGCAGCCTTGCGCCGTTCGGCAAGTGCCTTTTCTTCTTCACGGATTGCCTTTGCATCGGCAGTCAAGTTCTTAATCCAACAGGCAACGCCCTCAAGTTTCCGGCTGCGCTCCATTTGCAAGGCATCAAGGCGTTCCATGTCGTTGACTTCCCCGGTTTCCCAATCAATCGTTTCAAGGATTGCTTGGTCAATTTCGTAAAGCTTCACCCGTCATACCTCCCCTGACGCATATCTTTCGTGTGGATCAGCTTGCCGCTGACAGCCGCCACTTCCTGATCCTTGTACCGTTCAAACAACTCGTTAAAGTCATTCACAACAACGGTTTGCCGTTCTCCGTTCTTCATCACAACAGTCGCTTCAACCATTCTCGTTTCCTCCAATTCTGAGATTGCAACAATCTTCTTTGTTGTGATTGACGCATTCACGCCAATATTCGTAATGTTCTGTCACATCTTCGCAAACGCTTACTTCTTCAAATCCCGTAATCCTTGACAGGGCTTCGATTTTCTTATCAAGCGGCAGGTGGTTGTATCCGGCATGCTTGACCGTGTACTCGCTGTAATCCAGCGGAAGCCACGACCTGATCCAGTGGTTTACCCTGAGAAACTCAACAATGATCTTCCGGCACTTAATGGCGTTCAGCGTTCCGTAATCCACAGCCTGTGGAACAAACGGGGACAACCTCACAGCCACATCAACCCCCGCCGCTTCCAGCGTTTCAATTGCCTTGATCCTCCTTTCTGTGCTGACTGCATGTTCGCAGGGCAACCATGTTGTGCTTACCTGCACATGGGCAAGGCTCCTGTCAAGAATGCTCAAGTAATCACATACAAGGTCAGATTTCGTTACAATCAGGTATCCGACACCGTATTTATTTAGCAGTTGAATCGTTTCAGCCGTGATATGCTCCTGTGCTTCCATCGGCTGGAAGCAATCAGTCATGCCACCCAGCCGGACGATTGTTCCGGGCTGTAGCTTGGCGATCTTTCGTTCCACTTTGTCCAAGTCAGCCACAGCAGGTTCTTTCGCATCCCACAAACCCCGAAAACTCAACAGGCTTTTGGCATAGCAGTATGCACAATCGTGCTGGCATCCGCAGCCATAGGTATCAAGCCGGGTGCTGTATCGGCACTTGCTGCCCTCGTTACCGCCAACCGTTTTGAAGAAACTCTTGTATTCCTTCACTTTTTGACCCCTTTTCTACTATTGAAATAGGGTCAGTTGCAGCTATCATTCCGCTTTAGTCAACGACCACTTCACGCTTGAAATACTGTTCCAAGCATTCAGCGCAAACAGGTTCGTCATTGATTTCATAATAGAAATCATCCATCACAGGTCTGTTGCAGTAGCCGCAGACGGGGACTTGCTCTTCCAGCCGTGCCAATTCCGCTTCATACGCTTCGTGATCCGCTACGGGATCATCCGTGTACCGAAAGCCCATTCTTCATTCCCTCCTTCAAAAGTGCTTCTGCCGCCCTTCTAACGGCTTTCATCCGGCGTTCATTCTCCGCATCACTGATGTCCGGGATGTGTACCCTGATGACCATGTTCGGATACTCAAACACCTTGATTTCCTTGTATGAATCCTTGCTTTTGCTCATCTGATCCACCCCTTTCTAACAAGCTATGCGGCGATTGATTGTCCGAATTTTCAGATTTCTTCTTCCATGCCCGGTTCGTCCATCTCAGCCAGCATATCTTCGATGTTGTCCAAGGTCAGACCACTGGCGGCAAGCTCCTTGCCCTTGCGTTCCTCCCAGCGTAGCTGGTTCATGTAAGTGCGCCGCTTGTTCATCAGCCGCATGTGCTTTTCATACAGCCGGACATGCTCCGATTCCCTTAACCGCCTGATTTCCTGCTCGATTTCTTCCATCGTCCGCAGGCTTGTGCTTCGTGGCATGTGGTTCACTCCTTTTTTCACAACGCACATGTTGCACTTAAAGTACAATCAATGCTTAAAAAAAATGATGTCGTTCACGCTCCAATTGTACAGGGCGGCAATCTTCTTCGACATTTCAATGTCAGGAATCGTCCTATACTTTTCGTAGTTGCAAAGCGTGTTTTTACTGATCCCAAGCCGTTTTGCAGCTTCGGTCTGGCTCATGTCAGCATTAACCCTTGCGGCTTTCAAAGTAATTGCCATAGACCGCACCTCCTTTCATGTGTTGTACTTTAAGTACAATGCTATATTACAATAGCTTTTTTCAAATGTCAATACTAAAAGTGCAATTATTTTGGATTTTTTATTGATTTATTGTTCTTTAGGTGTATAATAAAGAAGGAAAGGAGGTGCAGATAGGTGGAAAACAAGAATATCTTCGCCGAAAACCTTCAATATTACATGGATGAAAAAGGCGTAACAAGAAGAGAAGTAAGCGAAGCATTAGGTGTAAGCTATTTTACTTTTACTTCGTGGGTTAACGGGAAAAAGTATCCACGCATGGACAAGGTTGAAATGCTGGCAGACTACTTCGGCATTCAAAAATCCGATCTTATAGAAGAAAAGCTAACGGAGGAAAAAGAAAAGGACAACGATATGTTAGCGGATATCATTGTCCGGATGAGAACCGATGAAGGTTTTCGTTCGTTGGTTGAACGTCTATATGTATTGGATTCCAACAAGATTGAAGGCGTTAGCCGTATGTTACAGGCTTTTGACTAACAGCTTGTAAATCAGGTGGATTAACGGAATATCATTGCAAGCTTCAAGCATCTCAATGATTTTCGGGATTAGTTCTTCCTTGGTCATGGAGCTTCGTTCCTTTCTTACCGGGGGAGGAATGAGAACAACCGTTCTTATTGTTATAGTACAATAAGATTTCCAAACTTGCAATATGATTTGCCAAATTCGGAAAATTTGCACAGATTATAAGCTGCAAAATTAGAATAGCAGGGATGCGCAGCACCACCCGAACATCCCTGCCGTCCCGGAATGATAGGTCTGTTTCTGACCCGCTGATAGAATACCACCATCAGAAGGGGATGAACAGCCTAAAGTGTGTACATTATTGGATAACATACGCCATGTATACAGACATGGATGTATGAAAAACCGACAAGAAAGAGGATTGAATATGAAATACATGTCCGATGTCACCAATAAGCCATATAATCGCTGCCTTTCCTGCCCTCACCGCAAGTCCCGTTGCGATGGTCCCCGTACTTCTGCCATGACGCTCGAACGTTGGTGCGAATTTATGCGTGACATGAAGGAAGTAAACGGCTTGACAAATGCTTATATTGCCGAAAAAGCCGAAGTATCCGTCAAAACCGTTGAACGGATCATGTCAGGGGATATTAGTCAGGACATTATGCGGGATACGGCAAGGCGCATCGAGGACGCTATTATAGGGTCATCCAATCAATACCCTTGCTACCTCGCTTTCGAAGAAAGCCTGCCGGACGAAAGCAAGATGAATGACGCTATGCGGGAATTGGAACGGGCTTTGGATGATAACAAGGACTATCGGGAAGCGTTGGACAAGATTCATGATTCCTATAAAGCAGAGATGCAAGCCATCCGGGACGAAGCACAAAGAAAAATCGAATTTTTGATGGATCAGGTTAAGCAGTACAGAGAGGACAACAACAACCTGTGGGCTGAAAACAATCGCAAATCAAAGATTGTTGATATGTTTCTTGAGAAGCAGAATTTTGTACTTGTAGAAAAGAAAACAGAAAACACATAACAGGAAAGGATGGTACATATGTACTACCAACAACCATTAAACTTAAAACCAGAAGAAGTATTAGACTATTTACGAAAATCACAGTCAGATGATCCCAATTTGTCTGTGGAAGAAGTGCTTGCAAAGCACGAAGCCTTGCTGGATGAAATGTCCGAAAGACTACTGGGCGGCATAGTGCCGGAAGAAAACAAATTTCGTGAAGTCGTATCCGGCGAAACCTTGAAAGACCGTCCAAAAATCAACAAGGTTCTTCGCTTGATCGAATCGCCAAAATACAAGGCTATCAAGTGCGTTGAGCCGCAGCGTTTGACCCGTGGTGACCTTGAAGATATAGGCCGCTTAATGAAGCTGCTAAAGCACACCAACACCCTTGTCATCACCCAAGAACGCATTTACGACCTGCGGGAAGAATACGACTGGGAAGCATTTGAAAGAAAGTTGAAACAAGGTAATGAATACCTTGAGTATTACAAAAAAATACAAAAACGTGGGCGTGAATTGTCTGTGGCAGCAGGTAATTTCATCGGCTCTATCGCTCCATATGGCTACGACAAAACAACCGTTATGGACGGGAAAAAGAAATGCCCAACACTAAAAATCAACCCGGAACAAGCGGAAGTTGTGCGCATGGTTTTTGATATGTATGTCAACCAAGATATGGGGCGGGTAACAATTGCTAAACGCCTGAATGATCTTGGCATAAAGCCAATGAATGGCGGTTTGTGGGCGCAAGATACCATCAAAACCATGCTGGAAAACGAACACTATCTTGGTAAGGTTAAATGGAATCACCGTAAAACCGTTGTCGTGGTTGAAGATGGCGAAATCAGAAAAACGCAGCCCAAAGCCAAAATTGGAGAATACCTTGTATATGAAGGGAAACACGAAGCAATCATATCTGATGAGCTTTTCAAGGCAGCAAGAGAAAAGCAGGGCAGAAACCACCGTGCAAAGCCTAATACAAAGATACGCAATCCGCTTGCTGGCTTGGTGTATTGCCAATGTGGCCGGGCTATGTCGCTAAGAACATACAAAAAGCATGGCGTTGAAAGATCAGCACCACGCCTTCTGTGTGATAATCAAGCATACTGTGGCACATCCTCCTGCCTTTATGATGAGATCGTTGAAAAGGTTGTGGAAGTGCTGAAGCAATGCATTGCAGACTTCGAAATGCGCATCCAGAACAACGATGGCGATTCTGTCAAGCTACACCTGAGCCTTGTTAAACGGCTGGAAGCCAGACGGGAAGAACTGGACAAAAAAGAGCTTGCCCAATGGGAAGCCCAAGCAGACCCAGACCCATCCAAACGGATGCCTGATCACATCTTCCAGCAGCTTAACGCAAAACTGTTAAAAGAGAAAGAAGAAGTCCGTCAGGCTCTTTGCAAGGCTTACGAATCCATGCCGGAACCCGTTGACTATGAGGAACAGAAACGCCGCTTTGAAGAAGCACTGAATACCCTGCTTGATCCTGACGCAACCGCCCAGCGCAAAAACACCTTGCTAAAGGCTTGCATTGCAAGAATAGATTACAAGCGTGAAAAGGCAGTCAGGGCACAAAGCCAACAAGTACGTTATTATGATAAAGATAAAAAACACACGCGCTACAAATCACCATTGAACACAGGGGCAAGCTGGACAACCCCGCCAATCGAATTAGATGTCAAACTCGTTGTCAGATAAGGCTTTTATTTTTTGGTTTGATTATATCCATCACAGGTGTGCAGGTTCATCTCCGCACCAATGATGGAAATAAACAGAACGCACCAGCAAACGATTATATATCAAGGCACAGCATAAAAAAAGAAGCAGGGGAGCAAATCCCCTGCTTTTGTTTTAATTTGGTTTACAGTACGCCCAGTTCCCGCAGTTTGCGTGTCAGCCTGTTATGCTCCCGCCACAGTTCGATCAATTCTTTCTTTGCATCCCACCACGGGAGAAGATCGCCGTTTACCATCTTTTTGATATCATCAGCTTCGTCTTCTATTTCTTCCAAACGGGCAAGCATGGAATCAGTTTCGGTTGGCATCGTTCTGTCCCTCCTTATTAGACATCACTTTGCTATTCGCCGTTATTGGCGTTCTTTCCTGTCGGATATCAGCCGCTGCTGTAATGAATGCAAAAAAGCCGGGGAATGATCCCCGGCTCTTTTCATAGGAAATTATTGTCCTTCAAGCACCTTTCATACGTTTCCATGATCCGCTTGGTTGTGATCCCGGTGACGTTGTTTCTGAACTCAGGATGCTTGCTGCAATACTCTTCATATTCAGTTATGTCCAGCAACACTTGGTTGAAATGCTCCTGACTGTGCTTTACATCGTGCAGAATTTCATCACCAAAGCGGAGGATGCGCACCCGTGCGGATTTGGCTTCGTGTTCCTCCACATTCTTCTTGATAGTCTGCACTTCATTTTCCAGCTTCCCAACCTTGTCAATTACTTCCGCATTGATAGCCCGTCCAATTGCCCGTGCAATCCATGTCCACGGGTTGATCTTGATGGGCGCAACTTGCAGCACCGTCAAGGTGGCAAACGCACCCACAACCGCCGTAGCAATAGCAGAAATAACCCTTTCCATGTTCCTTCATCCCTTCTTCGCTTGTTATACGCCAATCACATAGCGCAGCACAAAGCGGTTATTTGTCAACGTAACCCCCGCCGTGCCAGTGATGACTATTCCGTTATTTGCATGACCCGTGATTCCATCATCTTTTATGTAAAGGTATTTGGTTGCCACATACGCCCCATTGCTGGTGGACATCCAAAACACATTACCAGTACCCGGATAGTCCGCAATCAGGCTTTTGTGTACGAAATGGCTTGACCACGTTTGATTCCTTGCAGCACCATCGTTGTATTCAGAGAAAACCAACACAATCCCGGCTGGCTGCTTGCTTGCTGGCTCCGCAAACGTGATCTTGTGCGTTTCCGTCATATAGTAGCCGCCTGTCCACAAGATTTTCCCACCGCCGTTATGTACCCTGTGCCACGATCCCCAAGCGTTTTGATAATAGCTTCTTTCGCATATTTCGCCTTCGTCCTTTGACAGCTTGTGGGCAATCTGTACCTTGCCCATGCCGTCACCTTCAACCATCACATACACACCGCCCGTGGCTGTGCTTGTCCACGGCTTGTTGACCAACGTTGCGCTGACCGCCGAATTGGGGATAGCGTAAAAACCCGGCTCAAGTAGTGCATCCAAGTCCTGCCCTGTTTGCAGATAAATCGGGGAATTGGGCGTTTCGGCATGGCTGAACACCGTGGGCAAAGCAAATTCTATGCCCTCTGTCAACTCTGACACCTTGCCGAAAGCCAACGCCCTGCCCGATTTGTTGAAATCAAGCAAAGTAAACGCCGTTGGAATCTCAAAGGTGCTGCGTACCGTGCCGAAGGAATCAGTCACCGACAGCCGGATATCAAAGCTGTTGTCAACGCCAAAAGCCCCGGATGCGCTTATGATGGTATCGTTCAACGCATAAACGCTGCCGCTTGTCAAGGCTGTCCAAGTTGTGGCAGTTTGCAGCTTGTATTCGATGACATAGCTGCTTGTATTCTTGTTATTTACAGGCGAAACAGAAAAGTTGACATTTGCGCTGATGTATGTACCATCATAGTTTTCCGTACCGTCTGCAAGGCAGCGAAAGCCTTGAAAGCTGATGATCTTGGGCGCAGTATAGGCAACCACAGTCCACGTTTTATTGGTGGTCGCAGTCCTGCCCCGGCTATCCGTAACCGTGATTTTAGCTGTTACAATACCGCTGCCCGTGATGGTTGATCCAGTAGGCGTTGCCCCGGAATAGCTCTTGCCTTCAAATTCCGTTTTGTATGTTTTGATGGTGGAGCTATAAGCCCCGGAAGCCGTGATTGTCCACTTGGGCTTGCTCTTGCCCTGTACCATGTTTCCGAAGGTGGTTTGATGGGTTGTCGTGTCGTTTACAGCTACACTTCCGATGGTAGGCACAACCGATGCAGGGACAGTTACCGAGAAATTCTTGGATACTGCGCTGCCAATCTTTGTACTGCCTGAATAGGTTGTGACCGTGACTTTTGCCGTGCCGCTGGTGGCGTTAGGAATCGCATTCAACCATGATGTCGGGATTGCATAACTGGTGGATGTGGCAACGCCTGTTGTGGTCTTTGAGTATGACCCAAAAGAGAATACAACCGTGTGCGTGAAACCGTCACTTTTCCGGCTGATATTGACCGTGCAGGTATTAGTGCCATTAACAGAAACAGAGCTTGTAACGCTGCTGATGCTGGATGCCCTTGCAATCGTGTTGAAAACGCCGTTTCCGCTGGCTGTAACGTTGCCGTAGTAAGTCCCCGACAGGGTAACATTGATACCCGCTGTTGCCGAAAATGCGCAGGTTTTCGTGCCGTCCGATGCATGGGAAACCGTGACCGTCTTTGTGTACAGGGTCTTTGTCTGATTGCCGGAAAGCGCAGCCGTGAAAGTAAAACTGTACTTCGTGCCGTTAATGGTCAGGCTTCCGCTTTTGCTTGCGCTGCTGTTGATGGTGTAACTGCTTCCCGTGGACACAAGCTGAACCTTTGCTGTGACCGTGGATGTGTTGTTTGCAACGGACTGGGAATCAACCGTCCAAGCGATTTGCAACCGATAGCCTGTCCTGATTGCTTGCTGAATAGTGCCTGATGCTGCCATGTTCCTGCCCCTTTCGTTATTAAGGGTCAGAAACGCCTATCATTCCTAAATGCGTTTGAAGCTCAGATTGCCGTTTGCCCTTGGCATCCATGCAAAATTGCCAAGCTGTAAACTGTGCGTGAAGTGAGCGTCTGTCACATACATTTTTCGGTTGCTGAAATAGGCAACTTCTGCGCCGTCCTGCTGAAAGCTGATCCTGTCGTTGGCTATCACCAATTCAAGCTCGTTGCCCACTTCGCCAAGAAGGATTTTGCCATCAACAAAGCGTATGTATTTGCGGATTTCCTCAAATTCTGCATCCGTCCCATTCGCCACAGCTTCGATATCAGCAGCAAACTGGTTAAACTGGATTTCAAAGCCACTTGCCGTCTGTTCAAATGTGGTGCTAACAGACGAAATAAGGGCTTCGGTTTCGTCCTTCAGGTAGTAGTTTTCTGCAACTGTGCTTTGGATGTTATCCGCTGCAACCTGCAAGGAAGCTTGCAAATTCTGCTCCACGTTATACAGCGTTTCAGCGGCGTTTTTAGCCGTTGTTTCTACCACTTGGAGGATTTGTCCCTGCCCATCGGAAAGCCCCGCTAAAGCCCCGGAAAAGCCCAAAAACACACAGCCCAAGGTCAGCTTGTTTGCAGCCGGATTCAGCAGCGAGATTGACAGCTTACTAACCCGGAAAAGCTGATCTATGCCGTGGGGTTTGCTTGTTACCCTTACCTGCGTTCCTAAATGGAAAGATGAAAAAGCCGTGTCCACCGTGGCAAGGTCTGCCGCTGTAAGCTCCACGGTTTCGGGCAGGTTGACAAGCTGTGCAAGATGTGCTTTGCCCTTGGTCAGCAGGTTTTGCGGCTCTGTTACATCATCAAAAACCACCGTCTTGACAATAGACCCATACTGTGCTTGTGCATCCTCATCCACAAGGTAATCCAGCCCATTGTTCACGCTTTCGATGGTCAATCTGACATCGGTTTCCTTGTCCTCTGCATCCCTCAGTTTTGCACCCAACGGGATAACAACCGTACCGATGTCAGCCCCTTTTCTGATGCGTTTCAAATCCAACAAATTGCGCCCGAAGGTGATAGCCTGAGAGGATAGCAGGTTAATATCCTGCAAGTAATCAATGTAATTGATGTACCCCTCATGCCGTACCACGATATAGCCGCCAAGCAGGTCAAGCAGCTTCTTCTGTAGCTCCGTCCATGTGTCAACGTGGTCGATGTTTGACCGCACAATGTAATCATTTGCATCCGTTACAGTCACATTGCCAACCGTAAACCATTTGCTTTCCTCTACCTGTTCGTTGTGCCGTGATACAAGCAGATTCAGATACCCTTCAATCGTGCCGCTGTATTCATAGGGACGCTGGATGCTGTCAATCAAAAAAGACAGTTCACCTTCACAGGTCACCGTCTTTTGGTTATGCCATCCCACAGTATCATCCAGCACCCTGCCCCTAAACAGCAGGTAGTCATCCTGATAGACCGTGATGATGCTCTTCAACTTGCGAATCAAGCCATAGTGCGGATGATCCGGCAGCAAGCCAAACGTAAATGCCCCTGTTTTATTTTCCTCAAGCTCAACGGCAGGGTTAAGCAGCTTCAGGTTTTCAAGCTTGTCATTGTAAAGCGTCAAGCCGTCACAATACACCCGGTACATTACAAATCACCTTCCTGCCATGCGAAAGTGATTGTTCCTGTCCCGGTCACCGTAACAACGTTATCACCATGCGCCAATTCAAGGTCAGGCAGGGTGTAGCTGCCGCTTCCCAAATCCCAAACATTGACCGTCTGATAGACGATGTTCAGGCTGGTATTCGTGGCAATGGTGATTTCAGGCACAGCACGTTTTCTGCCGTTGGTAAGGACAATGTTGTCCGTACCATCAACAGTCCTTGTTACAACGGTTTTCGTCAGTTTGTACTTGTAAGGCTCACAGTCGCAGTCAATGCTTATCCTGCCAATGCCACGTTCGTTGGTGAACGCCGACACGAAGCAACGCCCCACATAGTAAAAGCCGGGGTCATCATCCAAGACGATCCGCAGCTTTTTACCATGCAAGGCGTTTTTGACCGTGCTGTATTGAATCAGAAAATCACTCCGGGGAACGATGGTGGAGAATGCAAACTTGAGCGTCACATCTCCGTATGTCGGTCTGCCAAAGACTTCTGTCAAATCAATGGAGCCGTCAGCCCCTTCGATTTCCAGTTTGTTTTCCTTGACAGGTGGTGCGCCGACTTCCTTTTCACTAAGGATAAGGTTTAGGTCACGATACGAATGAAGCTCCCCGAAAGTGATTCCCGTCACTCCTCAAGCCCCCTTTTCCTTTTCCTTGGCAAGCTCTTCTTCCAAGCCCTGCTTCATCTTCTGCAAGGTCTTGATGCAGCCGCTTACCATGTCAAGGTTGCTTTCGCCCTTTACCTCAATTTGGTTAAGGGTGTAAATCAGGTTGTTAATGTCCTGCATTACATTCAAACCGTTTCGCCCCTTTCCAGTACAATCATTACTTTGCCTTTTTCGGTTCGTGCCATCACAAGCCGGGTGAAACCCTCAAAACGCTTGTCACCCTGATCTTCATCAAAGCGTTCAATCCATTCCAGCCCGTCAAAGGCTACAACGATTTCAACCAGCGTTTTGTCCGTCCGCATCTGCATCAGCAGTCGGTTTTCGTCCTGCACAGGTACATCAATCCAATCAACGCTGTATTCATCGTCCTTGCTTGTTACAATCCGCATTGTTCGTCCTCCTTTAGCCAACATAGCCAAGATAATAGATGGTCTTGTCCCCGCTTGGGGTGCTTACCGTCATGCTGCGTTTGCTGATGGTCGTGCTGTTGAATCTGAGCGCAGCAGTATTACAATACGTTGTGTTGAGCGTTTCGGTCGTTACCGTGCTGGCATTGATAAGGGTGATGGTGCTTGCCCAAATGTTTGCAACAGTAGAATTAAGCTGGCTGGCGGTCACATAGCCGGACAGGTTGATTTTGCTGGCTTGGATCGTGATTGTTTCCGCTGTCTGATTGATAGCAGAAATAACGCCGTTTTGGCTGACCTTCGTGCTGATTTGCCCAGCTTGCACAGACAACGTTGATTCGGCAGTATCCACCCGCCCGGTCAGCTTGTCAACAGCCGTTTTATTTGCTTTAATTGCAACCGCATCATCTGCAATTCGGACTTCTGCTGATGTAACACGTTCTTCAATCTCATCAACATACTCTTTTTTTGCCAACGCTTTGATTTCGTTTGTCACTGCGTTCAGCGTTATTTCAACGCTGCTCATCTTGCCCGTCAGTTTATTTATATCCACCGCAACAAGCTGCACCCGTCCCTTTGTTTCCTCAACGTTGACAGCAGCCCAACGAAGTATTGCTTCGGTTTGCTCAACGATGTTGCCACGACCACCACCGCCACCGCCGCCACCAGTAACCGTGTTAACCTCTTCCTGAGTGTTTACAACGTTATCCGTAAGCGTCCGGGGCTTTTCGCCAAAGGTGTATTCCGTGTTTTCGGGGTTTTCAAGGTCAATTGTCACCTTGCTGCACATCATGATAATGTCAATGCCGTTAGGCTCTGACAAGATACGCACCTTATCGCCAACACGGATGCTCTTGGTAGCAGGGTCAACAAAGTGCATATCAACAGCCTTGATGCGCAGGGTTTGCAGCGCAACGCCCGTCTTCAGGTACTCTTTGCCCTTTTCCAGCAGTTCCGCAGCCGTCTCAACGTGATCCCATGTGTAACACCGTTCAATCCTGCCGTACATGGCTACACCGTCTGCGTCTTCGATGTACGCATTGCCGCCGTTGACGCTTGCCACGGTCAATGGTTCGGTACGGTTGCCCTTCCCATCAATCTGCATTGCACCCAAAGGGATAAGCACAGTAAACACTTCTTCTGCGCTAACCTTTTCTTTCAGGTCAAGCAGATTCACGGCAAATTCAATAGGCTGTTCGTTGGTGCTTCCATATTCCTTCACCCAATCGAGATAGCGCACCGTACCTTCCTGCCGTTCACGCAGATAGCCGCCATACGCCCCCAGCAACCTGCTTTCAATCTCGCTCATCGTGTCCGCATAACAGGTGTTTTCTACCTCAACCGTTTTATCACCAGGTACAACGTTGATCGTACCAACGGCAAACTTCTTCGGGTCATCCACCTTTGCGTTGTGGTTGTCAATTAGCTTTGTAAACAGCCCATGCACCGTACCGCTATAGGTATAGGGTGCAATCAGGCTGTCCAGCAGAAACGCCTTGCCGCCCTCGCAGTACACGCTTTGCTGGTTGTACATATCCGTTTCGACCTCAAGCACACGCCCACGAAAAAGCCTTTCGCCGTCATGGTCAACCGTGATGATGTTCTTAAGCTTTTGCAACTGCCTGTGCTTCACATTGCCGGGGGGGAGGGTAAAGGTCAGCGAACCAGCCTTGTTTACATCAAGCGTCAGTTTGGGATTCAATGCAACATGGCTTTCATCCGCATCGCTTGCATACAGCAGGGAGCCGTCCACTTTGATTTGATAGCCCATTACAAAGCCCTCCCATCACCGTTCCGCAGCCGCTTATACGGCTCAAGCTGTGCCGTCAGGGCAATCGTTGCCGTCCTTTTGTCGGATTCCCAATCGTCAACTGTCACACGACCAACCCAATAATAATTCGGGTCATCGTCCAACACGATTCGTACCCGTTTACCGTGTAGCTCGTTCAGAAGAGAAGAGTAAACGGCAGACCATTCCGATCTGCCGTTCAGTACATGAAATTCAAATTTTCCTTCCCTCATACCATAATGCACTTGCCCTGTCAAACTTTCCGTCAGGTCAATGACAACATCCGACCCCGGCACTTCCACCAGTTTCGTTTTAGGTTCGGGTGGGGCAATGTACGGTCGTTCCTTAAGCAGCAAGCCCCATTCCCGATAACTATGTTTTCCGTTAAAGCTAACGCCATCCATCATCCGTTCCCCCTTCCTTTACGAACAGCAATAGACCCAAGCCCCGCATCCATAGCGGGGATCATCTGCCCAACCAACACGCCACTATCAAGCATTACCGTCTGATTGCGCCCTGTGTTGGATGCGATTTGCAGCAGCAGCCCCTGCAAGCCGTTGATAGCAGCTTCAAGCCTGCCAACATCCGCACCCATACCGCCGCCACGCCATGCAGCAGCCTGTGCAGCATTCAGCACAGCTTCATCCTTGTGCAGGATCGCTTTGTAACCATCAAAGGGCACTCTATCAAGACCTTTTGCATGGCTGCCGTCTGCCTGCCCATCTGCGTTATATGCGCCTGTGTAAGTGCCAACAATGTATTCAACCGGGACACTAAGACCCAACGCATCAAGCTGCGCTTGCAACTGGGATTCTGTGGTTTCGTCAAACCATGTGTCGGCGATTACGATGCCATAATCACCTTCGTTTAAGGCTGTTTGCACATCGGCTACAAACTCGCCAACTGCATCTTCGTCCGGCGATATTGCTATGAGGGTGTCAAGGTGCTTGTTTGCTTCGACCAAGTCTCCAGCACTCATCCAGTCTGCGTATTCGTATGCTGCTTCCTTTTGTTCCGGTGACCAATGAGCGTATTTTCCAGCAAGCTTAAGAGCATAAGGCGTTGACATATCATAGCTTGCATCCACATACGACTGCTCGTTTTCTTTGCGGTCTTTTAATCCAAACCACTTGCGCATGGTTTCTGCAAAATCGGGCATAATCAATTCAATGGGGATCAACAACGCATTACCAAGGGCATTCATCACACGGTTAAACCAATCGGCAATCCGTGTTGCAGCCGTTGAGCCATCATCTTCTTCATTGGGCATGAAAAGTTCCGTGATAGAAAAAACGGATGCAATCAGTTCAAACGCTTTATCTGCTGCACCCTTGAGCCACTCCGCAACCTTATCAACATACGAAACGCCGTTTTCATCCGTCTGCGGAAAAATCATTTTCATCACAACAGCACCAAGGTCAACAATGCTGTCAAGGATGTTGTTTAACCATGTGCTGATACGGTCTGCCCACGATGTTCCGTCATCGTCAAAGTCAGGCGTTACGATAGTCATAAACACCTTTCCGATTTCAGAAACAACAGGCGCAATCCATGTGTCCCACCAGTTTTTGATTTCAGCCCATACAACCGACCATTCCGGCAAGTCCACGCCAAACGTTGCCTTGAAAAGCCCTTGAATCATCGGATATACGGCATTTTCCCACGCCCATGCAATAGCATCGCCCAGCTTAGACAGCAGTTTCGGAACGGATTTGCCCAAATCGGCAAACATCCCCGAAATGGCTTCGCCCAGCTTTTCAAAGTCGATGCTGCCATCATCGCCAAAAACGCCTTCAAAATTTGCGCCGATGTCATCAAGCCACTTGGAAAAACCATCTACAACGCCTTCAAGACCTTCCTGCAAACGTGGCATGATCTTCGTCAATTTATTCATACACGGCAGTATGATTTTTTCAAGAATTGGTTTGCCGATAGTCGCTTGAAATTGTTTCCACATTTCCTGCAAGTTCGCCATTGAATTTGCATAGCTATCAGCTTCCTTCGCAGCTTGACCAGTCATGCCAGCCTGAGCATACATATCTTTTGCAAACTGCAAACGTGTGGACTGTTTAGTCGCTTCGTCAAGCTGCGCCCACGCCTTTGCATCTGCAACAATGCCCTTTTCAACTGCATACGCAGCCATCTGCGTATCATTGGCAAACAGACCGATTGCTTCGCCGCCCTCGTAGCTGCCGTTGAGGAAACTGTTCAAATGGCTCATTGAATCATCCAGCGAACGATCCCAAAAAGCAGCAGCATCAGACGCAAGTTCAAGTCCTTCCGTGGCAAGGGTAGTTGCTTCATCTACGCCATAGCCAAGTCCTTTGAATTTAGCGGTCATGGATGTCATGTAAGGCGTAAGGCGGGATGATACAACACCCGTCTTTTCAGCTACGCCATCAAGCTTTTTTTGCGCAGAATCTGCATAATCGCCCATCGTCTGCGCAAACGCCGATTGCTGTGCAGAAATATCGGCATAGGTCTGCGCACAAGCCATGCCGAAATCCTTGAGCTTGTCAACAGCAAGCGCAGTGCCGACAATGGTGGCAAGTTTCATAAACTTTTTACCCAAGCCGTCTGCAAAGCCGTCCGCACGTTTGCTCGTTTTGTCCATTGCATCTTCAGCCTGATTTGTATTCAGGAGCAATGTACCAACAATTTTAAATGCTTCCGTCATATTTCCACCGCCTTTGTGGTGCTTAAATGTACCTTTTCGTACATTGTTCGTGCTTGTCCATTGCCATACAATGGAAAGCAAAAGGAGGTTATACCATGAAAAAAATTATCAAAACTGTACTTTTCGCATTCCTTGCCATTGTGCTGATCGTTGCTCTGTCAAATTCCACCAAATCCACAGACAAGGAGCCTTCCACGCAGCCAGCCGTAACAACGGCACAGACGGAAGCCCCAGCAGCAACAGCCGAAGCATTCACGGTCGAACACGATGACGAATATTACAAAACGCAGGAATACATTTATAAATTCCTGACCGAAAAAGGTTACGAAGTGCAGACTATCATTGGCGTTCCGAACATTGGTCGCTATGAAGATGCAGACCCCAATGATAATTATGTTGGATGGTATGCGTTCATCAAGCGCAACGGAGAATGGGAGGAATTTGTGGTCTTGCTCTATCACGGGGAAGTAACTTCTCTGATGCCGAAGCAATAACACCAAAGGGGACGGCACAAAGCCGCCCCCTTTTCGTTATCTCACATTACCCCGCTGGGCATATACAAGCCTGTCCGCAAGCCCGGTATCAACTGCCGGAAGCAACTGCCCCACAAGGGCATTCCCATCCAGCGTTATGTCATGGGGCATGATCTGACGCAGCAAATCCCGCAAAAGCTCGTTCTGTTCAATGATAATGCGTCCAAGGTTGCCGTTTTCCGTCTTTACAGCCACCGTAACGTATTCCATCAGCTTTGACACAGGGGAAACGACTTCTGCCCCGGCTTCACCTACACCCTGCAAGCCTTGCCGGGTGTTGAAGATGGTGGGCTTGTTGAAGATAACGCCGTCA